ACTTCTGCTAATGAGCCTGATGAAAGGGATTGGGTTGGTATTGCAACACACTCTACATTTAATGGAAGATCTTTCATGAGATCTGGAATTAAAGATACTACTGTTGAACCTTATTCTAAGAATTACATCTTTGATGATATTTCTGCTAATTTTACAGGTCTTACTACAGAGTTTACTCTTAAGCAAGATGGAAGCAATGTAGCAGGTTTCTCTACTAGTAATGCTATTATATTAGTTAATCAAGTGTTCCAATCTCCTAAGAGAACTGGAGATGAGGTAACTGTCACTGGAGATTACACTCTTATTGAAGATACAGATGCAGTAGGTGTTACTACTATTCAGTTTACAGGTTCTACTAGTGCTGTTGCATCTGATCCAAATACAGCAAATGTTCCTTTGGGTGGTATTATTGTTTCTGTTGGATCTACAGAAGGTTTTGGATATCAACCTTTAGTAGCTGCTGGTGGTACTGCTGTTGTTTCTGGGTTAGGAACTATTACTTCTATTAGTATCGGTAATAGTGGTTCTGGTTATAGACCAGGAATGCAATCTGTAGTCAATGTAGGAGTTCAAACTTTAAGTACTGGAGTTCCTGCTATTGAATTTATTGGTACTGCTGCTATCAGTGGTGGTAATATTGTAAGTGTTGCAATTACTAATCCTGGTTCTGGATATACTTCTACTAATCCTCCAAAAGTTGTTATAGATGAACCATTATCTTATGATAATATGCCATTGTTCTATACTTCATCTTCTAGTGGAGTAGGATCAGAAGCAACTGCAAATATAGTTGTTGGTCAAGGTTCTAGTGTTATTGACTTCCAAATCATTAAGGAAGGATATGGTTATGGTGATGGAGGAGTTTTGACAGTAGGAGTTGGTGGTTCTGTAGGTATTCCAACTACTGTTGATTATAGTCCTTCTAGACAATTTGAACTTACCATTTCAGAAACTATTAGTGATACTTTTGCTGGATGGACTGTTGGTGATTTCCAAGTCTTTGATCCTTTAGATTCTTTATTTGATGGACAAACTCTTACTTTCCCTATAAAAATAGATGGTGAACAACAAACTATTAATGCTGAAGTAGGATCTCCTATAGATGTTGAATATACACTTTTAGTGTTTATCAATGATATTCTTCAGGTTCCTGGAATAGGTTATGAATTTAATGGTGGTAGTTATCTTACACTTAAAGAAGCACCAAAATCAGGAGATACTTCTAAGATTTTATTCTATAAGGGAACTGGTTCAGTTGATACATCTATTGTTGATGTTTTAGAAACTGTTAAAAAAGGTGATGAACTTAGATTGTATGATGAGAATATTGAATTTGATCAGGGTCATAGAATAGTAACTGCTGTGAATGCAGCTGATAATTCTACTACTAATCCATATGATAGTGTTGGTATTAATACTGATGAAACTTATGAAAGATCTATTACATGGTCAAGACAACTTACTGATAAAGTTATAGATGGTAATGAAGTTACTAAAGATAGACCACATTATGAACCTTTAATTTATCCTACTAGTAATATAATTTCTCCAGTATCAGCAAGTTCTACAATAGCTTATGTGGAAAGTGTAAGAACTTTCTTTGATAATTCTTACGAAAATTATGATGGTCAAGGCACTGTACAAATTATATCTCAAGATAGTTTGATAGGAGCAGCAGCTACTGCAATAGTTTCTGGATTTGGAACTATTAGTTCATTTGTAATTTCTAATTCTGGTATGGGATATACAGGCACTCCTGATGTTTCTATAGAACAACCTGTTGGATTTGGAACTACTCAAAGAGCAACTGCTACTGCTGCAATGGATAGTGATATATTAGAATCTATCAATATAGATTCAGTTGGAAGTGGTTATACCACTGCTTCTCCACCTGCAGTTCTTATAGGAGCTCCTCAAGCATCCAGTGCTGTTGAAAAGGTTACTTCTGTCACTTATTCTGGAGATTTTGGAACAGTAGTTGGATTTGGTACAACCACTGTTGGTGGTAGAAATAGAATGATTTTTGATGTGCATATTCCTTTAAATTCTCCATTGAGGGATACTACTATAGTAGGAACAGCAGTTACTTTGAGTTCTTTAACTGTTAATGATTTCTTTATAGTAAATAATTCCAATGTTGGAAATGCCAATACTTCATTGAAATCGTTTAATACTAATGGTATAACCACTACAGGAATATGTACCCAATTTGTTGATAATGTTTACCAAGTGGTAGATGCTAATACTGTAAGTATTGCCAATACTGTTATTGGATTATCAACTGTAGGAGCAGCAACAACTTATGTTAGAAGAGTATTTGTAAATATAGATAAATTTACATCTGACTCTATGGATTCATCCATATTAAAATTTGACTCAACTAATACAACCTTTGATTCTAGTGGTATAGGTGTTACCTATAGTGGAAATATATACCATCAACCTTTCTTAGGCGAATATAGTTTTGGTAAAGTTGGATTAGGAGTAAGAGCTGAACCTAGATCATTCAAGTTCTATGGAGATGGTGGAACTGGTGGGATATCCACTTCAGCATATATACAAAGGTTCAATCCTTTGAGATATACTGAATACGACTAAATAACTCTAAATTGTAAAGACAAGATGGCTAAACAAGGTATTAGTACTGGCTCATCTCCCAATGATGGAACGGGTGATACCCTTCTAGCTGGTGCTGAAAAGATAAATGAAAATTTTGATGAAATTTATACTTTAGCAGGAGATGGAACTAATTTAGCTCCAGGAATTGTAACAGCAATTGCTGCTGGATCTAATATAAGTATTAGTACTTCTTTTGGACAAGTTACTGTTACTGCTCTTGAGACAACTGGTATATCTTCTTATTGGAATTTAAATACAACAGGAATACACACTGTAGGAAGAAATGTTGGTATAGGGACAACCAATGCTGTAGCTGGGTTAACAGTTCTTGGTGGAGGAAGAGTTAGTGGATTTCTTACAGTAACTGATGGTTTGGTAGTTAGTGCTGGATCAAAGATTACTGGAGAAACTAGTATTATAGGTGGTTTATATGCTACAGGTATATCTACCTTTACTTCTAATAGTCTTACTGCAGTTCAATTTAATGTAAGTGGTGTTTCTACTTTTGCTAGTTCTAAAACTGCCACAGGATTTACAACTAATACAACAAATACCAATCTTAATGTAACTGGTGTTGGAACCATAGCTACATTGGGTGTTACAAATCTTAGTGCTACCACTGTAACTGCTACTAATTATGTTAGATCTAATAATGCTATTGTAACTGGTGTTACAACTGTATCTACTGGTTTTGGAACTAATGTAACTAATACCAATCTTACAGTAACTGGCATTTCTACTTTTGCTAGTTCTAAAACTGCTACTGGATTTACAACTAATACAACTAATACCAATTTAAGAGTTACTGGGGTAGGAACATTTGTTGGATTATGTACTGCTGGTGAGTATGGTGGTCCCACTGGTGGACGTTGGCAAGTTGGTGCTTCTGGCACTGCTCATTATACCTTTACTGGTCCTGGATTTGGAGGAACAGTAACTAGTGATCCAACTTTATATCTTGCTAGAGGACAAACTTATTATTTTAATAATACTTCTACTGCTCAACTTAGAATACAAACAGGTGCTAATGGATCTGTAAGTAATCAATGGAATGTTGGTGTTACTAACAATGATGCTGACCAAAATGTTCAGTTAGAATTTGAAGTACCATATAGTGCTCCTAATACTCTTTATTATCAAGCTACTAACTTCAATACTATGGGTGGTAGTATTGTAATTTATCCATCTATATCATAACAATAATTCTTCAATAAATAACTAAAAAATAACAAAATGGCTGCCATTATAACTGATCAACTTAGAATATTGAATGCGAAGAATTTTGTGTCTGCTGCAACTTCTTCAGTTAATTCTTATTATTCTTTTGTTGGTTTACCTAATGCTACTAGTTATTCCTCTACATGGAATGCTAATCCTCCTTCTCCAAAGGATTGTTTTGATCAGGAAGATGATTATTGGGATACTATGGTAGCGTTGAAGAAGATTACAACTTCTGATATACGTAGAATGGTGAATAAACACACTTGGACTTCAGGTGTAACTTATGATATGTATAGAGGTGATATTAGTAGAACCAATATAGCAAAACCATCTGGTGCAACTAGTTTATCTGCATCAAAATATTTTGTAGTAAATGAAGATTTTAAAGTTTATATTTGTCTTCAGAATGGAACAAATCCAGAAAATACTTCTGGTAGACCATCTTTAGATCAACCTACATTTACAGACCTTGAACCTAAAGCAGCAGGTAATAGTGGTGATGGATATATTTGGAAATATCTTTATACTATTAAACCAACTGAAATTACTAAATTTGATTCTACTAAGTTTATTCCAGTTCCAGATGATTGGGAAACAAGTACAGAAAATGCTCCAGTAAGAGATAATGCATCTAGTAGTGGTCAATTAAAAATTGTTACCATTGTTAATAGAGGAGCTGGAATAGGAACTGCTAATAGAACCTATACAGGAGTTCCTATTAATGGGGATGGTAGTGGAGCAGAAGCAACTATAGTTATTAATAATGATGCAAAAGTAGAATCTGTAGATATTTCTAAAGGTGGAACTGGTTATACTTATGGTACTCTAGATTTAGCATCTGGTGGGGTTCCTACTGGAACTACTGCTCCTGTGTTTAATGTTATCATTCCACCTCAAGGTGGTCATGGAGCAGATATCTATAGAGAATTGTGTTCAAGTAATGTTTTGATTTATTCTAGGATTGAAAATGATGCTGAAAATCCTGATTTTATTACAGGAAATCAAATTGCTAGAATAGGAATTATTGAGAATCCACAAGCTTTTGATTCTACTTCAAATCTTGAACTTTCTAAAGCTAGTGCTCTTTATGCTTTAAAATTAGTTGGAGCTGGTTATACAACTGCTACCTTTAATTTGGATAGCGAATTTACTCAAACTATTGGTGTGGGATCTACTGCTGTTGGTAGAGTTGCTTCTTATGATCAATCTACAGGTATTTTAAAATATTGGCAAGATAAAAGTTTAGTTGGATTTAATAGCGATGGAACTCTAAGAACAGACCCTACTTATGGATTTGTTCTTAATAGATTTACAGCAAATCCAGATACTGGAGGAAATGTTAATATTGCTAGTAATGAAAGTACTCTAGGAATAGATACTAATTTTGGAGACACTGGAGATCCTGGTATAAGTACAGTAATAAATAATAGAACATATTACCTTGGACAGAGTTTTACTCAAGGAGTTTCTAATCCTGAAGTTAAGAAATACTCTGGAAATATAATATATGTTGATAACAGACCTTCTATTACTAGGTCTGCTAACC